TGATAGAGAAGTGTAGTACTCTAAGCTATTAATACGAGTTTCTAGCTTACCGATATCACGCATAGTATAGCGTTTATTATCTACTTTAGTGTAAGAAACATCGTCTGTAGATAATGTGTATGGTTGTAACGCTAAGTTGTAAATAACCATACCTTGTGATGGATCTAGTGGCTCTCCTGGAGCAACTGCAGCAACACCACGAATATCGAAGATCTTACCGTTAAAATCGATAGCAATTTTATCTTTACGTGATAGGTAGTAACTGTAATCTGTTGTTACGTTTTCACCACGTTTAGGTACACCGCACAATGAAGAACCAGTAGAAATAAAGTTCTTTGCAGTTCCTGCGCTCTTATTTGCAACACGTGGTCTAAAGTCAAGAGAATCTCTCAACATTGGATTAATGAGAGTATACTCGATGTTGCTGTAAGAGTTAACATCGAAATAGTCACCAACGCCGTGTTCGAAATATTCGTAAGTGATTTGAATTGGGTTAGAAGGTGCAGTATAAGATGGCTTAAGAATTAAACTACCCCAATCGTAGTGAGTAGTTTTCTGACCATTATCGAAATCATAGCGATCAGCGATGTCCAATGTATACGCTGAAGAAGCAGGTGTTGTGCCAAAAGCTGCGCCTGGAGCCATCTTAACGCTAGTGATTCTTAATACGTCAGCCTTGTCAAGATATAGAATTGCCTGTTGAGCAGCAGCTTGAGTAGTGAATGTTTCAGTTACAGTAGTTAATGTTTTAGTTTTCTCGAAGGCAGAACCAGTTCTCTGAACCGCTGCAATAACAGTCATAGAGTGACCAGACTGTGCAGGAGGTAAAGTGATGGTTACAGAAGAACCAGTCGGGATGATGCTAACTGGATTAATAATAGCGCCACCAGATGTGATGTCGTTATCAACAACGATGTAGTTTGTTGTTCCAGAAGCAGATCCGAATGTACCAGAAGTACTTAGAGAAAGAGTTGTACCAGAAGCATTCTGAGTAAATTTCTGGTATGTGATATAAGTTGCGTTGTTAATACCACCAGTACCTGCAGAACGCAAAGAACGAACTGTTGAATTAGGTAATGGGAAAATTAGGGAAGCCTTGTTTGTCTCTAATAGCTGAGTAGTAGCTAAAGAGAATGCCTTACCTGTAAATGTACCAGTGTTTAGAGTTAATGCGTTCTGAGAAGATGGAGTAGCAGTGACACGATACATTGCGCCATCAACTACAACATAGTCACCAGAAACTAGGTCTGTCTGGAAAGATGTACCTGTACCTGTAACAGAACCAGAAGAAGCAGTAACAGAACCAACTAATGGAGTTGTGATTGGATTAATGTCAGCTTCGAAAGAGACGTTTGGATCACCAGAAGAAACATTATAGTAGAAAGATTTAACATTACGGTTAAAGTCTTTACCAGCGTTCATTTGAATATCAAACAAACCTAGCTTGTAAACTGCTGTAGAACCGTAAGAAGCACCACCATGCCATTCCATAAAACGAACACGTGCAGTACCAACCTGCGCACCTGCTGCAGTACCTGGAGATCCAGCACCTGCTACTTGGTCACGCAAAGAAATTAGTTCTAAAGTATCAACAGGTGGAAGGTTATTTACGTTTGTAACTAGAACATAATTACCAACTGTAGGTTGAACTACAGCAGCTACCTGTTGTGCATAATCACGTGCTTTATCTACAGGAACGTATGTAGTTGAATCCTTTTGGATTTCATATCCACGAACATATGCTTTACCTGCTTCGATACCAACAGCGAGTTTTGTTGCGTCACCACCATCTTCAGCAGTGTAAATACCACGATTGTAAATTGGATTATTAGTCCATTCCCACTTAATACCTGTGGAACCTGGACCATCATAAGCAGTACCACTGCTATGAATTGGTGCAGTAGTGACTGAGTTGCCAGAAGTTTTGGCAACATATGTGTTTCCAGAATTGGTTACAATATCTCCATACAAATATGCAGTATTTTGTAACCATTGTCCACGATTATTGTTTCTATGTTCACGAACATCAATACCAAATTCACGAACAGTGTAATCACCAGATTCGTCGAATGTGCGACGAGCTAGTGTATCACCAAGAATAGAGTATTCTGTTTTATCTACAATAGTCTTAATACTACCATTAACTACACGAATAAGTTCGATGAAGTTTAAATCAGTTGTAGAGTTGATGTCTAACTTAGATAAAGTTAGTTCAATGTAATAACGATGAGCGCCTGGAGCAGCAAAGTTGTAGCTGTTCTGTGCGTTATCTAGTAATGTTTCGTCTTCTTCTGCAGTCTTAATAGATTCTGTTACTTGAAGACCGATACGATAAGAAGGTGTATTTGTATACTTGTCTAGAACGATTGTTTGGTCTTCGACCAAAACGAAGTGACCATTGATATAGTATACACCACGAGTAATAGTTGCTAAAGAGCCTTTACCAGTAGCAGCAGATGTTGCTGCTTGGAAATAGTAAATGTCATCTTCTGTATGAATAACTTCATTGTTTGCGAATACTTTAGAAGTATTGCTGTCACCAGAGTTTAGGTAACGAACATAAAGAGTTGTTGGTTCTGTACCCTCAGCATCTTGAGCCTTAACCACCACAGCCTTCAAACCAGAAGAACCGATGATAACTTTACCCTGCAACGCAGAAACGAAAGTTTGTACAGCAACACCATTGTAAGAAACTTGAAGTTTCACATAATCTGCGCCGTTGGTTTGGTTTGTTACTGTTTCAACAGAACACTGTCCAGGGATAACCATCGCACCCTGTTTAAACATTGCTGAGCCGTGACGAGAAATCTGATTCTGCAGAATAGTCTGCATTTGAGTAAGTTCACGAGCCTGTACAGCAAAAGACGGACGATACAGAATACGATAAAATTTCTTATTCTCGTCGTAGTCGTCGTTATACGGTTCGGTATTGAAGTCGATCATTCTTTTACTCTTCTAAGTTATTTTTTATTTATTAGAACCTGATAACAGTTCTTAATGTTACTGTCTGGTCAGCCGTAGGAGTGAACGCCTGTTTGTTGTCGATAAACAGCAAGTGACCAGAATATTTATCTGCTGTTGGTGCAACTACACCAGAAACCCCGAATGTATTTGAATTAGCATTTAATAAAATATTACCAACTTGTGGCACAGCATTATCTAAAGATTGCACCAACATACCAGTAGAAGTCAACGCTACAATTCTAAATCTAGGACCATCTGCGTCGCTCAATGTTAGCAACATATCTTGTTCAAAAGCGCCTGTATCCACAAAACCAGTTAGAACGTAGCAGGCAGAAGCTAGTGAACTCTTTAAATTACCGTAAGAACCAAATTGTCTTGGATTCTTGATAATACCAAGTTGACGGAAGTCGTTATTAACGCTAAAGCCTTGGTTGGTGTCTTTGGAAATGTTTGTGTAGAACATTAGTGTTCTAGTGAACATACCAACAATAGGGTCTTTACCGTGACCACCATATGGAGCACGAACTGCTCTAATTTTAGCTCCGTATCCAGAGCCACCTACAGTGACCTTTGCCCACTTATATCCAGTGCCGTAACTATCAACTATAATCTTTTTAATAGATCCACCCTCAACAATAGCATGTGCAGCTGCGCCAGTTCCATCACCTTCAATGGTAATTTGTGGGTCGTTGCCATATCCAAAACCACCAGAAACAACTGGATACGCCATAATACGACCATCTGGGGTTAGCAATTCAGTGTTAGCTTGTAGAGTGTTAATATCACCTGGAGATAAGTCTGCTCTGATTGACGCATTAGTTCCATCTCCAGTCACTGATAGGTTAGCGTATGTATAACCAATACCACCATCATCAATTTGAACACCAACAATTTGACCATTCTGTAAAACAGGAATCAATTTAGCTTCAGACTTAACGCCAACGAAATACGCTTTAGCGCCTGCGCCTCCAGAAACTGGTTGAATTGAGATTGCTGGCAAAGAAGAATAACCAGAGCCATACTTCAATGTAGCAGTTGCAGTAGCTGGAGTCCCCACATATGTTAGAATTGCAGTACCATTAGAAGCAGCACCAGTAGTATGAGTAGGTGCTGTTGTGCTAGTTGTTCCTGCAGTAGTAACAGTGTATAGTCTGTTAGAATACCAAATCTGCTTTCCTACTGTATATGCAGTGGAAGCTACCCATTGTGTTCCAAATGTTACCGTTGGCACAGAAGTGTATCCATTACCAGAGTCTGAAATAACAACTCTAGAAACGCCTGTTCCACTCATAGTAGCAGCGCCGACAAAACCAGAACCACCACCGCCAGTGATATTAACAGTTGGCGCAGATGTATATCCAGATCCAGGGTTAGACATGATAATGTCTAAGATAGAACCATTTAATATAATACCAGTAACTTGTCCACCACTAACAGTAACTGTGCCTGTCGCACGGCTACCGATATATTTTAATGCAGCTGTACCGTTTTCTACGATACCTGATTTGTGAGTAGGGGCTGGTGAAGCCATTACCCCTGATCTTGCTGCTTCGTATAGATTATTGTTATATTCTACTTTCTGTCCAAGTAAAATAGCAATACCATCAGTCCAAGCATTAGCCCCTGCAAATGGAGGGTCGATTGTACAAGTAGCACCAGCAGTATATCCGACTCCAGGTGTATTAATCTGGACGTTTTGAAGAATCAGTGGATCTGATTCACGATATCCATCACCAGCAACAGAAATGTTTGCAAATGTGTAATTTTGTCCGTTGTTTTCTAAAACTACGTTAAGAATCTCACCACCAGAATAAAACTGTGAGCGCAGTGAGTTAACAACTGGCATATACACATCAGTCAAGAATTTGTTACGAAGAGCAATAGGAATACTATACAAGTATTTCCACATGTACCCATCAGGCATGATAACTGGATCTACAACAGTACCAATTGGTTTGTATGTAGAAACAGCATTGTTATTATTGTCTAGACATTTGTATACGTTGTACTCGTCTGTCATAACAACACAGTTAATATCTTCCAAACGCTGTGCACCAGAATAAGCGATATTAACTACAGCTTCTGCAGCAGCACCTTCGCCACCGCCACCTGAAATTGTGACTGTTGGCTTAGATGTATAACCACGTCCTCTATTGACCATATCAATAGAAACGATAACACCATCAAGGATTGTAGGAACAGCTACTGCGCCTGTACCACCACCTCCAGTAATTGTGATTGTTGGCGGATCGGAGTAACCATATCCACCAGAAATCAAATCGATGCCTTGAACTTCATCACTATATTGATCGTCATACATATCCCAAATCTGTCCAGAAACCCAGTCAACACGATTCGTTACGAATGCAACGTCTGTTGACTTAATTTCTTTCATGGTGATAATTTCATTACGTGTTTGCAACTCGTAATCAAAACTATCGATAGGATATGGAGGGAGAGCATCATCGTCCCAAGTTAGAGTTCTACCTAGGAAGTAGTAATATCTCGCATTTCTATTCTGAATCTCGTCGTATAACGCTTGAGCAATAGAATTATGAAGCGGAGACTTCAATAAAGATGAAGTTGTAGCCATTTAGAAGCCCGAAAATTAACTTACTGTGATAACCCAAGTAACAGCGATAGAGTCACCAGCTGCCTTGTTAACAACTGGGAAAGTAGTACGGCAAAGCATGTTACCACCAGAAGCACCAGCAGTAGATGGGTTAAAAATACCTGCTTCAGTAATAGCACCAGTACCTGTACCTGCTGGGAAAGTAGCAGTTGCAGTAACTTGGTTACCAGAAGCAGAGAAAGAAGCCAACGCTACACGACCTGCTTCAACGCCTAGAGTAGTGTTACCTACTGCTGGTGTTGCAGAGTTAGTACCGATAGCCATAGTGTTCATAACGCCTTGTACGCTGTTAGACTGCATACGGTTGGCGATATAGTTCTTACCAACAGTAACAACTAGGTTTTTAATCTGGCGTTCTTCTTTTAGAGTACCATCTTCAGCGAAAACTTTTACGTTCACATCGCCAGTAATCTTAAGTCCTTGTTCTTGAAATTCCATAAAATTCTCCTATTTGAGTAAATTTTAACCCGAGAAGTTGATAGGGTTGCCTACAAACAATCCACCATCATTCAGAAACCATCCAGCTTCAGCGTATGGATTAACATCCATAAGTCCACCAGAATCTGTTGCTACTGCATCATTATCTCCAGAGAAAGAACTAGAATCGAAATCATAGTAGGCGCTGGAAAGGGTTGTGGTTAATGTAAATGCGGGTACTGTTCTATTTAGGTCAGTTGCACTAGAAGCATTCGTATCGCCTATAGTTACATTTTCAGGGTCTGCTGTGACACCATCGTTGATAAAATGCCCTGCTGTTAGGTTTTTTGTAACATCAATAATGTCAGCACCTGTTCTAACTAGCGAAGAATAACCATATCCAATAGCCTGTTCGACTAAAGAAATACTCTCATTATCATAAGCTAAGTCAAAATTTAAGTGTGTGGAATCTAACAGTTTAGTTTGATCGAATCTAAGGTTAGTTCTGGTAAGATCCTGAACGTCTCCTCCGTCTAACATGAATACAGATTCACTATCTTGGGTTACGTTATCATTGATAAGATGGTTAACTGCAAGAGTCTTAACCATATTAATATATGGCATCGTTCTAGTAGAGTCTTGAACGTCTCCACCATCTGTCAATGAAATCTGTTGTGGTTCGGCTATACCGTCATAGTTTAGATTAGTTCCGTCAATCGGTTTACTTAGTGTCATATACGGCATGGTTCTAGTGCCGTCCAAAGTCAAACCAATTTCTTGCATTGTGACATAATGCCCTTCGGCAAACAGATCTCCGTTTAGAGTCTGGTCGTCAAAATACTTTCCGATATCTTTAATCTCTGTGAGATTGGCAGTTGTAACACTATCCTTAGCGTTGATGTTAAGAATCTTAATCAGAGATTCTAGAGTTTCGCTAATATCGAATTCGTTACGAATGTCGTATTCACCAAAGATAGCCATACCTGCTGGGTGAATCAAATTCTTAACTGCAGTCTTGTAAGAATCTAGCGCCTCGTCAATCTTAATCACATAAGAATATGACTGATAGTAGCGACTATCTTGAATGAAAATTGCGTCGTCCAAGAAGCCATCGTTGTTAACGTAGTAACCTGGATATTTCGCCAATGGTCCAAGAGAACATTTAATAATGGCTGGATCGACCAGTGTAGCTGTAGCGTCTACGTTACTGATACCATATTCACGTAAAACGATACCAGCAAATGCACCATCTAAAACTGGTGGGCGAGTTGTTACTGTCGGAGTTATACCAGTAGCAGTTGCTCCACCATATGCAGTTGGTGTGACTTTAGTCACAGGCAGTAACGACTGAGAAGTTCCAGTATATACAGATGTTAGGGTCAGCGTAGTATCATCAGTGATACTCTGCACGGCATAAAGACCATTCGGCAGAGAAAGATAGTCGCCGACTGCAACTTCTGTAGTAAATACAGTATTCGTTCCAGTAACAGTAGCTGAAGAGGTTGTAATATTAATATGCCCAGTCAATGAATATGGTGAGCTAACTAAAACTAAACTAGTGTTACTATTAATTTTACCTACTGTGTATAAACCAGCTGGTAAAGTTAAAATATCACCGAAGTTTAGTGTAGAAAATCCTGTACCAGTAACGGTAGAACTATTTGCTGTTAGATTGACTGTACCTGTGAATGGAACAGGTTGAGCAGATAAGCTATAATCTGCAGTGTTGATAGTACCAGATTCTGAGAAACCATCCATTCTATCCGTAATAGTTAGATTGGTTAATACAGTTCCACCTGGTTGATTTGTATCAATTCTTTGAATGGTTGTACCAGCAGTTCCAGCGACATCCTGACCACTCTTGGCTGAGATTGTAGTAGTGAAGTCTGTTGTATATCCAACACCAAACTTAATAAATTGCGCCTGTAGAATACCACCATTAGTATCTACACGAACAACCTTCATAATAGAACCATAACCATCAAAGTTCTTGATGTTGTATAGGTCGCCTACTTTGAATCCAGAACCTGGTTTCTGCACATCAAGAGTAGAAGTGGTAGACATAATTTCTGCGGTGAAGTAAATACCATTCACATCATCTCTGTAACGAATTCTATCACCAACAGAAATATTACCGAAGAAACGACGATCAATAAAATATTCGTAAATGTTGTCAGAAATCTTAACAACACGATCCACTTCAAGTTCAACATATTGGCGACGATCAACTAGAACACGAATAATTTTAGTAGGTGTGACAACATCTACGATTTTACCAATAGGATCGTTTGGGTTACCAGTTAAGATCTTACAGAAAATAGAAACGTCTTGATTCCACTTACCATCAGACGCACGAAGCATCTGTTTGGCTGGGTAATCAACTGTTACTTCTTTACCAAATAAAACACGGAA